GCGCAGACTTGAGTGGCGCAGACTTGAGCGGAGCAAACTTGAGCGACGCAGACTTGAGACGCGCAGACTTGAGTGGCGCAGACTTGAGCGGAGCAAACTTGAGCGACGCAGACTTGAGTGGCGCAGACTTGAGCGGAGCAGACTTGAGCGGAGCAAACTTGAGCGACGCAGACTTGAGACGCGCAGACTTGAGCGGGACTAAATTTTCTTTTTCAAAAATTAAATGGTTCAATGAAAATTTCACTAAGGTTGAAAAAGGCTATTTAGTTTATAAAGCTATTGGACGAACAACTTATTCAGCACCTGAACATTGGGTAATTTCAGAAAATTCATTCATTGAAGAAAATGCAAACCCTGTTTATACTGTTGATTGTGGATGTGGTGTGAATTTTGGGAATTTAGAATGGGTTAAAAAGAACTATTCAAGTGCAGATATTTGGGAATGCCTTTTGCATTTCGAAGATATGCCAGGGCTTATTGTTCCTTACAATACTGATGGAAAATGCAGATGCGAACGTTTACAACTTTTAAAACAAATAAAATGATTACACTTAATTTAAACTTAACGCAACTAGAACACGGACTAGTAAATGGAAAGACTGAAGGCGAAATACTTCTTGTAATTCCGATCAAAAAGAACAACCTTGTATTAACCGAAAAGAAAAACGTATTTTTGAACATTGTTGGTTTTGAATACGAAGATAAGTCAGATAAGGAATACAAGGACACCCACTTGCTGAAACAATCTTTTAACAAGGAAGAACGTGAACGCCTTGGGGCAGAGTTTCTAAAATCTTTGCCGATCATTGGCAACGCCCGTGTAAGCGGAAGCACTTCACATGGAGAGCCTGAACCGAAAAGCGCAAGCAAAGATGTTGCAAGCGCAGTTGATGATTTGCCGTTTTAAAATTTAATGATATGAAATTAAGATTTAAAGCAGATAACGTGCATAATATAAAAGATGATAGATTTTATATGAATTTATTGCCATTTATATTTGTGAGGTATAACAGTTTCATATGTGAAAAAATGATTGTTGTGGAATTTGGCTGGCTTTTTTGGCAAGCTGGATTCTGTATCGAATTTTAATTAACCCAGGCGGCAGCGTAACAGTTGCCGCCATTAAAAATATATACCATGCCATTTGAAAAAGGTAACAAACTAGCACAAGAGTGGACACTAGAAAACGCACTTCCAAGATTTGATGATGCACTTGAATTTGCAGAGAATAATGAGACTTGCCTCTGCCTTCAGGATGCAATCCACTATAGTGCGATTCCGTACACTACATTCTACTATCTTGCTGATAATCACGATGTTTTGAACGCTAAAAAAACACAGATCATGCAGGCGATCATCAGGAGGATAAACCGTAGGGCACTTGAAGACCAGTCTCCGGCTTCTGCTGCCATTTGGAGGATGAAACAACTCGGAGAACGTGACGAGCAGCATATCAATACCACCGGAACAACAAGGCAGGTTATTGAAGTGCAATCAGAAGAAACAAGGAAGAAACTTGAACAGCTTAAAAATAAATTTGACAATGAAGGCGATCAGTAAACTTATGGCAATGATAGGGGCAAATTTTGACAACATATTTGCAGTTGTATTATTGTTGATTTCAATTATTGTTATGCTGTTTATTCCTGTTTTAATAATTTTAAACATACTTGTACAATGAAAGCGAATGAACTTAGGATAGGGAATTTAGTTTATTACGAATCAGAAAACGATTACAATAAACTTGAAAAATATTTATGTAAAATTGATGGTGAGGATATTCATAAAATTGACAGAGAAGAAAATTACGCTAATTCTCACAAACCCATTCCCCTCACTGAAGAATGGCTTTTGAAGTTTGGGTTTGAGAAAGACGGATTTGATTGGATAATAAAACTACATTATGATACTGAATTGATATTAAATTTTGGTAAGTATTCTAATGCAGTAATTCAAGATAATGAAGATGGAGATTCAATTTCATTACATAATCCTAAATACGTCCACCAACTCCAAAACCTTTTCTTTGCGCTTACTGGAAAAGAACTAACAATTAAAAATTAAAAATTAAAACAATGACAGCACAAGAACTAAAACAAATTCATAAAAGATTTTTTAATTCACCAGAAGAAGTTTCTGTATTTGATGATCCTAAAATATTTCAACGTAATTTAAGAAACAGAAAGCCTCATCAATTAGGTGCAAGAATGATTTGGAACAGTTTAAAAGAAGGAACTTATATTAGATCAATTCATGGTAAGATAGGCAGCAGGAATATATGAAAACCACCCGCGTATATGACGAAACGCTTGCAGCCTATCTCGAAGGCTTTACCATTATAGCCAACAAAGGCGGGACAAGATCAAGCAAAACGTTTTCTGAGCTTCAACTTTTTGATACAATTATGGAGTTTTCAAAACGCAAGCGGATCATAACAGTGGTTTCACATTCATTCCCACATCTTTTTGGAGGTGCGATACGTGACTTTGAAAATATACTTGAGGACAAAGGAGTTGCACTGGATCAGGTGCGACTTGTTTCTCCACGCCAATACAGGATCAACAAATCACTGCTTGAGTTCATAGGGTTCGACAAACCAGGAAAGGCACTCGGCGCAGCGCGTGATATACTCCTTATAAACGAAGCAAACAAAATGCCGTTTTCAATTTGCCACCAATTGATGACACGTACAACCGAATGCGTGTTTTTGGACTGGAACCCATCAGAGGATTTTTGGTTTGACACCGAAGGATATGCAGAGCGAAAGGATTGCAGGGTCATAACTTCAAACTTCTACGACAACATTGATAACCTATCAGATAGGCAACTTACAGAACTCAGGGAAGCCAAGCGCAAGGCAATGGACGAGGACAGGAAAGGAAAACGTGGATATTGGTGGAATTGGTGGCAGGTTTATGGGCTTGGCAACAAGGGTCAGCTTGAAGGGGTTATCTTTCAAAATTGGACAACTTATAAAGAACTGCCTGAAGATGCTGATCTGTATTTACTATTTGTTGTTGACTGGGGAGGAGGAGACCCGACAACTTTAACCGAGCTTAACTTCGATGGCGACAACAATTCGCTTTACATAAAAGAGCATGTTTACCAGGGACAAATTTTGAACTCCAAACTTATTGAAAAGATACTACAGGTCAATGCGTCAAACGTTCCTGTTATCTGTGACAGCGCAAGGAAAGACAAAATATTTGAACTGCAAATGGCGAGCATCAATGCAATGGGTGCAACAAAGGGCGAAGGTTCTATTATTGACGGTATTGAAAGGTTGCAGGAATTTAGTATCTTTATACACGAGGATTCATCAAATGCGATTGACGAGTTTTCAAAATACAAACGGGTACAAGATCCAGTGACTGGGAACTTTCTTGATATACCCGAAGACAAGAACAACCATATAATCGACCCGTGCCGTTATGGTGCGAGGTTTTATCGGCGGAATATACGTCCGCTCTAAAAAGTAGCCGGAGGCGGCAACCGAAAACAGAAAAATGAACTAACAACTTAATATAATGAAAAAACAAATACTAGAACTATTAAGAGAGCTTGAAGGATTGGGTATATTAAGCCCAAATATTATTTATTATACTGATAATTCAGGTCAAGTAATGGAATCATTTTATTTTATGTTATTTAGTTTTTTATCAGAACAAGAACTAATCCAAGGACTAAAAGACAAAATAAAAGAACTTAAGAAATGAAACACTACCTTGCTATTTTAATCTGTATCCTAGCAATCCAGTTTTGGTGTATTGCTGTTTTTATCTATTGGCTTTTAATCCCTAAATATGTTATATGATCCCAATTAAAATCCTCGATAAAAAATACAAGATCAAAGCTGTTGACGAGCTTACGACTGCTGAGTATATTGAACTTATGAAGATCGAGCAGCTTGATATTGTAAAATATATTGCATGGCAAACAGGTATCGACACTGATTCGGCTTTCTATGCCGTGACAAACAAAACGCTTGAGAAATCAATCGGAAGGTTAAAGCCTGTTGAACTTATGGACAGATCGCCAAAGTTTGATTACTCGAAAAAAATAGACACCGTAGGGCAGAGACACCAACTTGAAGCGTGCCGGAAAGATGGCTATGAACTTTTGGTTTATTGCCTTGCAGTTGCCCAGGCTAGGAGTAACAACCATGAAGATGTCGACAAATTTTATACCAAATACATGGACAGCCTTTATTCTGATATACTCCCATCCGGTTTTTTTTTCTACAAGAATTTACAAAATGGCAGGCAATCCGTGATAGGGCGTTTAAGAATGCGACTTTATTTGATAAGGACACGGAGCAGAAGAAAGCGGCAGGGGTTCAAAGGCTGAACACTTATTCAAATTACCTGGAAATACAGACACTTTGCGATTTTTTAAAGTGTGATTATGAGAAAGTTTTGGAGAGTGATGATGTTTTTTGTACAAAAGTATTGCTTTCTAACTTAGAAAAGGCTAATTTTGAAAAACGCTTTATTGAAATTCAGTCTAAGCAGCGCAAGAAATGAGCCTAGTCACAGACATTCAATCCATAATTACGGCATTATATCCCGATGCTACTCAGGTATTGTCATCCAAATTTCAGGCGTTTGTCACTTCATTTGAACTTGAAACAACAGAACTTCCCTTATTTATAATAGACAACGAACTTTCCAAAGAGCCTGAGATCAAGCAGAACAACAACGTAATAAAAGATTCAAAGATACTAGTAAGCATTTTGATGCTTGACAGCACTGAGTATACCGATGAACAGAGCGAACTTTTAAGGGCAGCAACTGAGGAAATGGCTGACAAGTTAGCGGTTAACATATACCAAAAACTGCCAGTACGCCCTAACGGAAACCAAAAATACAGGACAACACCTATGTTTCATGTATCATCCCAAAATTTTACAGGCACGGCTTTAGATATGCGAGTGCTTTATAATGAAGTAGTAAGTTTCGTAACAACAGCACCAATACCGGATTAATAATGGCAAAACAGACAATCAATATCGGAACAGCAGCGAATGACGGATCAGGCGATCCCTTAAGGACTGCTTTCGATAAGTGTAACGATAATTTCACTGAAGTGTATGACGACATAACAGCACTTCAGGGATCAATAGTAACGGCATCAGATTTAATAAGGGCAAACTATTCAGAGTCTTGCGATGGTACAGCCGGACAGGTTATTGCCTTTAGTTCACAGTTTACGACAGATTATTCATTGGTTATAATAGATTTTGCAGGAATAGGGATAGAGGTTACTGCCAACGATCAAGACGGCTTTACAATTACAAGCCTGAGTGCAGGTACTTTCGGATATTTCGCAGGGATAGAAGTTTAAAAAAATTGATATGGAAAAGAATTTAAACAAAATATTGTGGTCAGTTTTCGTGCTGATAATCCTTGGGGCAATTTTTTGTGCTTCAAGTTTTGGACAGATTAACCCAACATTCAAAAGTGTAAAACTTGATTCCATACGGACAAGGATATCGGGCAGCGATACCATTTGGCTTACAGATAATGCAGGATCTGTTGCTTATATAAGGATAAAGCAGGACAGCTTGATCTTTGGCGATGCTTCAGGCGAAAAATATTTATCAAGTTTGGCAACCGGAGGAACACCTGGTGGAAGTCCTGGGGACATTCAGTACAATAGTGCTGGAAGTTTTGGCGGAATGAATGTAAGCACGGATGGCAATTACATGCAGTTTGGCGCAAGTGGGACTTATATTGATTCTACAATCGCAAGAACAGATACATTAGTTATATATAATGCTTTTGCGGTAGCTGATTCTGTGGTAACACACACAGTAGAGGGCCCTGCATTTTATTTACCTGATGATTCTTCGGGGTTTGTTGTATTACCAGGATCTGATGCAATATATGGAAGAGCTTTTCAGCCAGGTGGATACGGAAGTTATTTAAATTTATTTGATGGTGGTTTTGAAATAGGTTCAAATAGTCAATGGGCAAATGAATATATTTCTTCAGGTTTTACAGATGGTTCATCTTTTGGTATAGTTAGATCAAATAATACTGATTCAGATGCAGCACAAATAAGCTTATCAACTGAGAATACAGTTTCAAACCCTTTGAATATATCATTTTTATTGACTGATAACAGTGGAACTAATAATTATAGATTTTATAAGGATAGCCTTTTAGCCATAAATTCTAGTGCCAAATTTAAGGATTTGGATGCTGATACAGCAACAGCCATAAAAGCAAAATCAGACACCACAGAAACAGACATTATCATACTGGCATCAGGTGACACGATAGAAAGCAGGCAAGATCCGCAGGAATGGATTGAGGGGACACAGTTTGATAGCCTTGACGCTATATTATTAAAGGCAGGAAGAGTTTCAAGGGATACAACTTACCATGCAATAGGAGGATTTGAGGATTCAACTATAACGGTAAATTGTCCTGTCCAATCAACATGGTATCATGTTACAAATGCGACAAACAACCTTGTTATTGGGCTTGACGCCCAAGGGTTCAGTATATCAGGAGATACTTTAATATCAAATGTATCCGGTGATTTCAGAGGAGGGGCGACAATTACTTTTTCAGGAACTACTGGAAATGAATACCAATTCAGGGCTTACAATGTAACACAGGCTAGGCAAATAGGATTTAAACAGGGTATAACAGCAAACGGAACGAGCGTTTATAGAAATTTAACATTAATATTGTATGAGAACTTATCTATTGGTGATAAGATTGTATTGCAAGTTGAAAATATAACAGCAACCAATCCAGCAATATTAAGACACTATCAATTTGAAGCTGTTTATTTACATGATTAAAATATGAAAAATTTACTCATAACATTAGGATACCACACTTTCTATACAATATTCATAATATTGTTTTTGGGTTACGTTGACACAAGCTATTCAGATACATTCTATAAACTTGAAGGAGCTCAGAGACTTTTATTTTGGGTTTGGATATTGGCTATTAGTGCCCCATCAATTTATTATTTGCGTGACAAATCGTGGATAGCTGCATTCGGCGCATTGCTCGTGTTGGGTGTTTTCTTTTCATCTTACACGGTACAACTTCCAATGCGTTCAACTTTCCATGTAATAAGCGCAACGGGTGGAATAGTGTTGATGCTTGCAGGCTTTGCAATACAGCTTTCAAACTGGCGCAAATGGAACATATTCAATTACTCTGTAATATTCATGCTTATAGGTGCTGTTGTTATCCTGCCTATTGGGAATATAAAACACGGAATTCCGCACCATACATTTTGGATTGAATTTTTTATGGTTTATACTCCACTAATCACATTGTTGATCAACGAACTCAAACTTAAACATGATGAAAAAAACAGCTAACATTTTGATATTATTGTTTGTCCTGATTTCTTGCAGGTCGCAGACAACAGACACACTAGTATATTATTCTCAACAAGAAGTTGATTCAATATTAGCACTAAGGACTGAACAGATTCAAGACCTGGCAAACGAAAACACAAAACTACTTTTCATGTTAGACAGTTTAGGGTTAGTGATCGAGGGCATGGAGGAAGTAAGTTCCTCCGGCTCTTTTTACAAATACATGGCAGATACTTTCTATTGCTTTGTTGCCGATTCAAATGGATGGTTTGCCGAAATTAGAAAAACAGGAAACCAAATAAACACGGGAATAGTCAAAGATTCATTGCGAATAGCTTCTTATTTTGGTGATGAAAGAAGGGTTTATTTCATGGACGGCAACGCCTCTAGCCTTTCTGTTCTTGAAGATTCTTTGAATTATAAAGTAAGTACAGAAGATTGGGAAATTAAACTGGACAAGAAATGACCAAGCAGGAACATTATGTGAAAATAGCCTGTATCAAAGGACAAGAAAAAAAATTTATTGAAGATGTTCTTGAATTAAAAAAACATTTAAGTGATTACGAACTTGAAAAACTTAATAAATGAAAAAACTTATTATAATAATATTTGCGTTTGTTGGGGTTGTTGTTAATGCACAGTACCAAACACCTGATACTTTATGGAACGGGACTATTAATATAGCTGGTTCTGATACGTTGTTGTATGATTCAGTAAATTCGACAAATACAGGAATTAAATTAATAAAATATAAAGGCGCACTTAATGTTGGCTATCTGTCATTGGATGAATACGGATTCTTGATTATAAATGAAGATACATTAAGCCTTAAACAATGCGCATCAATAGGTCTAATAAATTACAATGATGCAGATACATTATTTTTTCAAAGTTCAGGTTATACAATAAATTCAGATAGCACAAAGAATTTACCATCTAGGTTGACAAGGATTGCAAGATATTTAACGCCTACAGCTGATATAAATGATTATTGGCAACAGGTCATTAAACCTGACAATGCAAATGTTTATACTGTATGCGCTTCAGGATGTGATTACGCAACACATACTTTAGCTAACGCATCCGTCCCCCTTGGTGATACCATATTTACTAAATCAGGGACTTACACTGAATCGGACGGAAGTACGGCTAATTTTGCACTACGTAACAGCAGAAAATATTTTGCCGGTGGTAATGCTATAATTAGT